GCTGGCCGGCCTTGGCCGCCGGGGACAGCGCCTCGGGTGCCTGCTGGCGCCGCTGGCGGGCCATCAGGCGTCCGCCGTGGTGTAGTCGACCGGCTTGACGTCGGAGTCGCGGGTGACCGCGGCGGCGCCGTAGCCCCAGATCGCCATGTCGATGGACTTGACCTGGTACTCGAACTCGAACCGCTTCGGGGTCGAGGCCCACGCCCACACGCTCGACGGGACGAAGTTGTACGACTTCTTGTCGTTGCCGGTGCCGAGCGCCCACGCGGCGCGGACGGTCTGGTTGCCGACCTGCACCCGGTCGAACCCGCCGCTGGTCTGGCCCTGGGCGTTCTGGGCGCCGAGGATCGGGAGCAGCGGGCGACCGGCGGTGTCGGCGGCGTTGACGAGCGCCGGGAACAGGTTGCCGTCGGAGGCGAAGGCCGTGAACCGGTTGCCGCCGCGGACGAACTGCAGGCCGGCGAAGTAGCCGGTCAGCGCCTTCACCAGCGCCGCGTCGACCGCGCTCGCGAGGTTCAGCTCCGCGGTTCCGACCGCCGCGAGGGCCGTGGCGATCATGGTCTCGAGGGACTCGTACCAGCCGCCGAGCATCTCGGCCCAGATGATCCCGTCGGCCTTGGGGTTGCCGGCCTGGTCCCAGACCTCGCGGTTGATCTCGATCTTCCCGGACTTCGCCGTCGGGGTGACCGTCTGCACGGTCGCGGCGAAGGCGCCCGGGGTCGGCTCGACGCCCTGGGTGTGGGTGCCGACCAGACCGGAGGCCGAGGCGAACTTCGGGATGGTGAACGCCGTGATGTCGTCGAGCACGCCGGTGGTGACGAGCTCCCACAGCGGCCGGCTGAACTGGAGGTTCGGCACGTACAGGTCGGGCCGGTTCTTCACCGGGTTGAGCGACGCGGTGTTCGTGGTCGTGACCGCGAAGGCGGCGAGCTCCTCGACGAACTCGTCGAGACGCTGCTTGGCCGCGCTGTCGCCGCTCTGCGAGGCCCGCAGGTCCATCGCGAACGAGTGCTCCCCGGGCAGGCCGTCGAAGCGGTAGGGCGACGGCTCGTTGACCTCGAGCCCGTCGGTCGCGCTGATCTTCTCCGCGTGGCCCTGGGGGTCGGGGACGAGGTGGCCGAACGCCTCGGTCAGGGCCACGGTGAGCGGCTCGACCAGGCCCGTCATGTCGAAGGCGGTGCCGGCGCCGAGCGAGGCCTCGAAGGCGGTGACGTCCTCGGGCTTGCAGTCGGTGATGCCGGCGCCGTGGACGACACCGCACTTGGTGCACTTCATCTGGTTCTCCTCGATGTCGAAGGTGACGCTGCGGACTCGCGCGCCACCGAAGACCGGGGCGGGAGTGAGGCTGATCTCGTGGATGGGGATGTCGACGGCCTCGTAGGTGCCGTCCTGGGCGAGGCGGTACTTCGCGCCCTCGTTGGGTCCGATGGACAGGCCGTCCCAGACGCCGTCCTCGGCCATCGACAGCGCGTGGTCGCCGGCAGCGCCGCGGGCCACGCGGAGCGCCACGGCGTAGCCCTCGTCGGTGTCCTCGGCCTCGAACAGCACGCCGGTCGCGGTGGCCTTGTCGTGGCTGACCCAGAGCTTCACGCTCGACAGCGCCTCGCCGTAGGGGCGCACGGTGCCCTTGCTGAACGTGAAGCGCTTGCCGTCCTTGACGGCCGCGACACCGAAGGGGACCGCGAGGCCGCGGATGACGCGCTTCTCGCGGTCGACCGCGAAGACGGTCCCGGCGGGGACGACGTCCATCGTCTGGGCGGTGTCGAAGACGGTGTCGAGCTGGACCGTGGTCGTCATGCGGACTCCTCGGAGGGGACGGCGCGGAGCGGCGCGGGGGCCGGCGTGGGCCGGGCGGCGGCGGGGATCTGTGGCTTGCCCTCGGCGGGCCGGATCTCGTCCTCGGCGATCGCGCCGACCTCGATCCCGAGCTTGTAGGCCTCGTACCGGTCCTTGGCCGACGAGCGGAGGAACCCGTCGAGGTCGAAGCGGACGACGGTGCCGCGGGGCGTGCAGTCGCCCATCGACAGCCGGTCCTCGATCGCCGCGCGGTACAGCCCGAGGGTGAAGTCGAGGAACGCCTTGCGGCGGTCGAACTGGTTGGCGTAGGTCCGCGAGGTCGTGCTGACGCCGAGCTCCTCAGGGTCGACGCCGGCCACCCGCGCGATCTCGAGAACGGCGTGCTGGCGCTGGTCGGCGAGCTCGAGCTGCTCGGGGTTGAACTGGCCGGCGTGGTAGTTGAGCGCGGCTGGGATGTAGGCCGTCGACCGCGTGCGGGCGGCGTTGGCCCACGGGTCGAGCAGGTTCTCCCGCAGCTCCTCAGGTGTGGCGTACGGGTCGACGCCCTCGGCGGGCGTGAAGTAGTCGCCGGGCGGTGCGCCGTTGGCGTACCGCTGTGCGGCCTGGTCGAGCAGCAGGCACTGTCGAATGGCGCGGGCGCCGGCGGTGAGCATGCCGTCGGTCGGCGAATCGAAGCGGATTAGCTGCTCGTCGGGGACGTGCTTGCCGTCGACGTAGACCTTGCCCTGGTCCTCGTCGACGCTGACCTGGCCGGGCTTGAGCCGCTTCACGTACAGCGGGAAGTCGCGGTAGCCCGTCTCGACCTTGCGCCACCATGCGACTTGCTCGAAGAACAGGTCCTCGACGAGCCGCGTCATGGTGACCGACCGGGGCACGGTCCGCTCGGGCTGGGCCAGCCACGACGCCGGCTCGACCGTCAGGTCCGCCTTGATCGTCGTCAGCGGCAGACCACCGAGCGAGCCGCAGACCAGGTCGCGCGAGCGCTTCACCGCGGGAACCTGGATCGCCTCGCGCCGCGACACCTTCGCCGCGGTGCCGGTCGGGGTGGCGTACGACTCGAGGCCGACGACAGACGGCGGGAAGGCCTCGGCGTCGACAGCAAACGCCGTCGACGCCGGGGTGCTCTCCATGCCTGTGTCGGGGACTCCCGACCGCAGCGCCCTCGTCATCCAACCCACGCCGCCGAGCGTGCGGCGTACGACGGGCTACGACTGGGGGTGTTGCCGATTCTGGGTAACTCGGTTGCCGGAATTGGGCAACACGATCCCCTGGATCTGGGACCGCGGAGCGCGCGCGGCCTGGAGCGCCCACACTGCGGCCTTGGCCGCATCGGCCCGACCGGTCGACGTCATCCGTGGCCCGTTCACCCCGGGCAGGGTCCGGAGGGCGGTGACCTGCCCGGTGAGGTGCTGGCCCCCGTCGTGGCGTACGACGCCCTCGGCCAGCAGTCGGGAGAGGTCCTGGGCGGCAGCGAGGACCTGCCCCTCTCCGGACCGCATCGACCGGCGTCGCAGCGCTGGGTGCTCGACGAGCGACGCCCCGACGGTGGTCTTCCCGCGGAAGCCCGACGCCCGGAGCGCGGCTGCAGCGGCGTGCACGTCGGGGTGATCGGAGGCGGAGACGATGACACCGTCCGATGTACGCCAGGCCAGGACCAGGCTGACGCCCTTGTCGAACCACGACTCGATCGCCGCGGCGGCAGGTGTCTCACCTGAGACATCTGCGGTCAGCGCTGCCCACGCCTCGGCGGTGACGACCGGCTCGCCCTTCTCCTGCCGGCGTACGACGAGGTCCCAGCGGTTGAGGTACTGGTGCGCCCACGATCCGACGGGGTCCGGGTCGTCGAGCTCGGGCGTCGCCTCACGGGCCTCGAGCAGCTTCGCGGCGATCATCTCCCGGCGGTCCTCGGTCCAGTGCGGAGAGGCTGCGCGCCAGGTCTCCTCGGCGAACATGTCGGCGCCGGGCGGCACACCCCAGAGCAGCAGCAGGGTGCGGCCATCGTCGGCGGCCATCGCCGCTGCGATGCGGCGCTTCATCAGCGACGTCGCTCGGCGGTGCGAAGTGCTGGTGAGCACGACCTGCGGCGAGACGCGCTCCATGGTGGCCGGCTCGAGGTCCTCGGAGATCCGGCCGGGCTCGACGTCCCAGCACTCGTCGGCCAGGCCGAGGGCGACGTCGAAGGTGTAGGCCGCGGTCTTCGCGAGCCAGCGGGCGCCGTTCGGGTGCGCGACGACCTCCTTGCCGTTGCCGCGTGTCACGGTCCAGCCCTGGTTCTCGCACCAGGGCCAGGCGCGCTCCTGGACCTCGCGTACGACGCCGAGGTCGCGGCCGAAGTGCATGACGACCTGGCCGGGCTCGAAGAGGTCGACGCCGAACTCCAGTCGCCACAGGGCTAGAGAACGGAGACGCTCCGACTTGCCCGCCCGCCGCGGTGCGGACTCGACGACGTTGCGCCAGCACAGCCGCCCGTCCGCGTCGTGCTCGAGCTGTCGGACCATCGCGAGCTGCTGCCACCAGCGCAGCGTGATCTTGCGCCGCTGGCGGATCCACTCGATCGCGCCCGGCCCGTAGGACCCCACCGCGTCCGGGTGCACGGCCGTCATTGCCAGCGGAGGCGAGGCGTCCTCGGGGAGGTCGAGGTACGGCGCGAGCCACTCGGGTGCGGTCTCGACGTGATGCGCCCAGGTGAGCCGCTCATCGAGTTCCCAGAGGTCTTCGGCGCCCCGGGAGAGAGAGACGGGAAGCGGCGAAGGCTTCCCGGAGCCATCGCCGCCGGGAAAAACGTCGGTGCCTGCTGCTAGTGCGTCAGCGGCGCGCTTCGCGGCGAGCTCGACGGGCCCGGACTTGTCGCTGCAGGTGCCGTGCTCGACGCGGTGGTTGTTCGGCGCCCACGTCAGGTCGGGGCGCTGCCAGCGGGGCACGATGTGCCCGACCACCCACCGGTCGCCGACGGTGACCAGCTCGTCGCACTGCCCGCACGGTGTGGGCCAGGTGGTGCGGAAGGCGAGCGCTGCCCGGGCCGCGTGGACCCGACGACCAGCCCACGCCGGGACGGCAGTCGTGGTCACGCGCCCTCGCGGTGCTGCGCCTCGCAGGGTGCGAGGGCCTGGCCTGGCAGGACCAGGCACGACGCGGTCGAGCAGGGGTCGAGGACGCCTCGGTCACGGGCCTGAGCGATGGCCTTCGACACGGTGCTGGTGCTCGCCCCGCCGAGGGCCTGGCCGAGCTGCCCGGGGTACAGCCTGGCGTGACCCTGCCGGTCGACGTGGGCCAGGCACCAGACCCACACCCTCGCCCACGCTGGCAGGTTGTGGTTCTCGGTCGAGGCGACGAGGACGGCGTCACGCGGGTTGTCACGTAGGTCGTCACGGCGTGACGTCATGCGCCCCTCCGGAGCTGCTCTCGAACTGTCTGCCTGGCCGCGTCGGCTTCGCGCGCGCCACCTTCAGGTGAGAGCGATGAATGGGTGGTGGAGTCCTGGGGTAAGTCCTCCGTCCCTCCTATGTCCTTCCTAGGCCCCCCCTTTTCGAGGGGGCTCAACCCCTCAATCTGGGGGGGCTGGAGCACCCCCTTTCTGAGGGGGCTGAGCCCCCCTCTTTCGAGGGGGCTGCTGCCCCCCTGAATCGAGGGGGCTGAGGCTGGATCGAGACATAGTCGGTAGACCTGCCGATCACCGTCACGCGGGTGCTCGACCAGGCGATCGATCAGACCGGCCTTGTCGATCTGTTGCACCGCGAGCCGCACGTACTCCTGCAGCTTCGCGCGACGAGCGGTCACGGCTGCGTCGGCCTTGTTCTCGGCGGGCACGTCGTACCCCATCGCGAAGGCGAGCACTTCCCACCCGCCGAAGTAGAGCCGTGCTGGTCGGCCATCGCTCGGGCGGTCGAGCGCGACCAGCGCCATGCGAAGCAGGACCTTGAACGGCCGGGCGGGTAGGTGAGCTCCAAGGGCCGAGACGGCCTTCACGAGCTCGATCCCCATCAGCCGAGGACCGTGGCGCGCGCCTGCTCGAGGTGCTCACGCCGGATGGACCAGACGTCGCCACCAGCGAGCCCGGCCGCGCCCACGGCGACCAGCTTGACCTGCCCATCGCTGAGGCCCGCGAAGACGTCGGGGAACTCCTCGACGATGCGCCGACGACGGGGGTGTGCAGACTTCGCATACCCCTTGCTGGACTGCATGACCCGCCCGACCGCGGCGTACGCGGTCGGGTCTGCGGAGACGTACCGCTTGGCCATCAGACGGCCTGCTCGAACTGGGCGTCGATCCAGGCGCGGACGTCCTTCTCGCGCCAGACGAGCATCCCCTCCATCCGGGCACCCTTCGGGCCGCGGCCCTGCTGGCGCCAGGCCTTCAGCGTGTTCACTGAGATCCCCAGCATCTCGGCCGTCTCGCGCGTCCGCATTAGTCGTACAGGCTCTGCCATTTGCGGTGCTCCGTTCGATGTAAGTGGTTACATCGTGACGATACCTCCCCGGATGGTGTGGCGGTCAACGCCGCAGCGTTGTAGCGTGTCGAATGTGACGGATCGTGATGCGCAGGTGGGCGCGCAGGTGGCATGCCTACGTCGGCTACGCGAGATGAGCCAGACCGAACTCGCGCAGAAGGTCCGACTGCGGCAGCAGACGATCGCGAAGATCGAGGCCGGTACGCGACCTCTCCGCATGGTCGAGGCGTCCGACATCGCGGTGGCGCTCGAAGTGCCCTTATCCGCGCTCGACGATCGCCCGAACGCCACCCTGGACGACCTACGCGCGGACAGGCTCGGCGCGGAGATGCAGCTGATGCAGGCCGAGGTCATCGACCGGTTCCTGGACCTTGTGCGCACAGCGACGCTTCTGCAAAGCCTAGTGACCGGCAATGCATTGAGCCCATCGGCCCTTAAGGGCGCGGAGCAGGAACTCGAGGGCTTCGGTCCTGGGCACACTGTCGCCCGCCTGGCTTGGATGGTTGAGTCCGGCTACGGCGAGTCCGCCACCGAAGCCGAAGCCGAGAGCCCGCCGTTCTGATGGCGAGCATCGCGAAGCGGGACAACGGCAAGTGGCGTGCGCGGTATCGCGACGAGCGCGGCAAGGAGCACGCCCGGCACTTCGATCGTCGAGTCGACGCGAAGGCATGGCTCGACCGGGTAACCGCGTCCGTCGTACGCGGCGACTACGTCGATCCCGGGGCCGGGCGGATCACCTTCGAGCAGTGGTATGACGAGTGGTCGGCCCGCAAGGTCTGGGCGGGCGGCACGGTGCTGTCCGCACGGCAAGCCGCCGACTCGGTGACCTTCGCGACCGTGCCGATGAGCAAGATCAGGGCGTCTCACCTCGAGCAGTGGGTCAAGGCGATGACCCTGCCGGCCGAGTCCCGGAAGAGTGGACTCGCGCCGTCGACGATCAGCACCCGGTTCAACTACGTGCAGATGGCGTTCCAGGCCGCGGTCCGCGATCGCGTCATCCAGCACAACCCCTGTGCCTCGGTGGTCCTGCCCAGCGCCCGGCGTCAGGAAGCCGCCATGGTGCTGCCCGAGGCTGCCGAGGTCGCCAAGGTCCTGAGGCTGCTCGAGGGGCGACCATTCGGCACGTTCGTCGCCCTCTGCGCGTTCGCCGGGCTGCGCCTCGGCGAGGCGGCCGGGCTGCAGGTCGGCGACGTCGACTTCCTGCGGCGCACGCTTTCGGTCTCGCGGCAGGTCCAGGGGCAGACGGTGGCCACGACCGAGATCGTCCCGCCGAAGCACGGCTCGGAGCGCGTGGTGCACATCCCGGCCGAGCTCGCCGACCTGGTCGCCGCCCATGTCTCCCGGCTCGGCGCCTGGGGTGACGAGCAGTGGCTGTTCGGGTCGGCTGCCGACGTACGCCTGAACCGGAACTCAGCCGGCAACCTTTGGCGCGGCGTCCGCGGTCGCGCGGGCCTCTCTGCCGACCTGACGCTGCACGACCTCCGCCACTGGTTCGCTTCCGGGCTGATCGCCGCCGGCTGTGACGTCGTGACCGTGCAGAAGGCCCTCGGCCACTCGAGCGCGGACATCACGCTCAAGGTCTACGCCCACCTCTGGCCGACCGCGGCGGACAAGACGCGCACGGCGGCCACGGCGATGATGCGCGGCGTTCTTGCGGACCCTGAGCGGACTGAGGCGGTCGAGTAGCGCGATGACCAGGCAGTTCACCCCCGCGTCAGCGGTAGTTCGTGTACCTCAGCCCCCGGGATGCCCTGGGGTGCGCTGGGGTGCTGCCCGCGCCCTGCCTGGATCGTCGGTGATGCCGTGTGGTGTCGCGGGCGTCCTGTGGTGCCTCTGCTGCGGACTCGCTGCGGACTCCGCCCTGAGAGGGGGTGGTGCGCCGGCCACCCGCTGAGCGCTCGCGACGGGACGCGTCCCGCGACCTCACCAGGTCCAGCGTGGAGGGTGCCAGCCCTCCCCCGGACATGAAGAAACCCCCCAGAGTGCCAGCTCTGGAGGGTCAGGTCCCCGAAGGGGAAAGCAATGTCTGAGACAGAAGGTACTACCCCTGCGCCCGAAGGCGCTACCCCCGCGGCCGAGGTGCTGGCCGCGCTCCGCGAGTACCACGCCGCCACCCTGGCGGCTATGGGACGGCTCGACGAGCGGCTCAGCCGGCTTGAGGGGGCGCAGCGATGAGCGCCCCCGGACCCGAGTACTGCCCGTCGTGGTGTGTCACCCCGACCGAGAACCACATCTGGCAGCTCAGCGAGGACGACGGCCCGTTCATCAGCCACGACGGCCCGACCTTCGGTGACCAACTCGTGTACGTCGGCGGCGCAACGTTGATCGACGGCGCCGTGCTGGAGTTGACAGCGGACATCGACTCCATGGCCTACAAGCGGATGGACGCCACCGAGGCTCTTGCTCTCGGCCAGGCTCTGCTCGAGGCCGCGGCGTGGCTGGAGGCTCAGCAGTGAGCGCCGGGAAGGTGGTGTGCCCGGCGTGGTGCACCCAGGAGATGCCCCACGACAGCACGGACCTAGACAGGCGCCCAATCCAGCACACCGCACCCGCGTTCGGGAACGGCGAGTGGGTGGCGATCTTCCAGTTCGATGACGGCACCGACCCCGGGTACGAGATGCTGATCGACGTCCCCGCTGCCAACTGGGACGTGGCCAACGCCGAGGACCGGAAGCGGTTCGCCTCGGAGCTGCTCGACCTCGCGATGTCCGCCCTCGCCGCAGCGAAGTGGCTGCAGGAGCTCTAGGCGTACGACGGCCCGTCACCCGGACAGCGAGAACGGGTGACGGGCCGTCAGCTTGCGGCGGCTTCGGCGACGCGGGCCCGGTAGGCGCGGACCCGGGCGGTCTTGCTCGCCCGCTCATCCTCGCTGACCCTGGCGTACCTGAGTCGCCGAGCGCTGATCCGCTTGCACTCGCGGCACGCCCACGCTCCGGTCGACGTGGTGAAGCCGTACTTATCGCGGGGGTGATCGGCACGGCACGTGTTCGCCGTTGCCGGCGCCCGGAGCCGCCGCGGTGTCTCGTTGTCGAACCACGCGGCGAGGAACTTGCGCCGCGCTCGGCCGAGGCGCGCGGTGTAGGCCTTCGTGTTGATGCCCAGCGCCGCGGCGGCCGCGGCGTTCGACCCGTGCACAGCGAGGGCCGTGAGAGCGTCGTACTCCATCGCGCTGAGGACTCCGAGGACCTGCGGGAGCGCGAGCCGCTCCGCGACGGTCTCATCGAATCCGTGGTGGGGCGAGATGACCGGCCCCCAGTACTTCACCGCGTTCGGCTTGACCCGGCGTCGCCCGGCGTCGTAGCCCTGGTGGCGGTACCAGTCGTCGGTCAGATCGCTGAGCGCGTCGAGCCCGACCTGGATGAGCTCGCTCCGCGTGGGGCGCTCCTCGCTCCCGTAGAGGTGCACGATGATGCCGTCCCAGGCCGTCTCCCAACGGTCGGAGAAGTCGAGCATGAAGCTGCGGTATGAGATCGACCCGACGACCTTCACCAAGCCGTCGATGTCCGACATGGTGTAGCCCCAGCGCAGCTCGGCGACCTGACCGACAGTGGGCATGGTGGCGTCTCCCTCAGACCGCTCGGATGATGAACCAGAGAGCGCGCCACGGGTTGAGCACGTCGACCGGCGTGGCGAGGCCACCGGAGACGTTGACGGGGTGGGCGAACCGGCCGCCCGTGGCGCC